ATCTCATAATTAGTAATCCATATTTTGCTATCTTGTGTTATTTCAGATTGTGACCGAACATATTTAATATCCATATTAATATCTTTTGCCATTCTGACTGTTTGGCGTGCCACTGATAACGGAGCAATAATCAATGACCTTTCGTTTAATAGTTTAGCCCATTGAAGTTGAATAAATGTTTTTCCCAATCCGGTGTCTAAAAATACAGCACACCTACCTTTACGAATAGCCCACAACAATATATCCTTTTGCCAATCAAATAATTTAGGATGCACTAATGAACGTTCTATTTCAATACCACATGCTTCCACATGGTGTTGCTTACTCCTTAAAAATTGCTCATATACAGTCATTATTTATAAATCCTTCTTCCCATATCTATCATTGTATGTTCTATGGTGGCTCAACTTTCTATTGGTATTTTTACAGAACCTATATAGGGATAATCACATAGACCACTTTTAGCATAAAAGCAGGACTCGCATTTTATATTTAACTTAGCGGGACATTTTTTCTGATTTAAAATTTGGCACATAATCTTCCGCTTTTATATTAATTATTTTACTTTTAGGATGACGAGCTAATCTTGAACCTATCCTACTTGGCATTTCATCAAGTGATTTATTACTCGTGACTATTAAGGACAGGTTATTCATCAATCTGTAATCAATGATGGTATCTAATTTCTCTTGTACCCAAGGGGTAGAAGACTCAACTCCGTAATCATCAAGAAGAAGTAACGGGATGTTGCAATATCTCTGGAATCGGCTTTCGTAACTATTATTTTTATCTTGGCTAAATCCTTGCCTAAGTTCATCAAGTAGTAAACTCACAAAGGCGTATTTCGTAGGTATCCCTGATTTCATCCAAGCCTTGCAAACAGCTATTGCCAAATGCGTTTTACCCGTCCCATTATGGCCTATTAAAGTCAACCAACATAATTCCCCTGTATTTTCCGCCATCTGTTTTGCGGATTCGTATGCCGTTTTCACAGCGGGATATATTTTGAATAATTCAAAAGTCATTGTCTCAGTGAAAGTTGGTAATTCGCAAGTCCTTAATAAAATATCCCTTTTTGCCTTATTTATTTCTTCTTCTTTACATTTACATGGTACTACTTCGGAGAAAATAGTTTGGCCGTTTCTTACATGATAAACCCAACCTATTCCACCACAAATATCACAGTTATTAACGACGCTAGGTTTGGACAAGTTTTCCATATTTCCCGCTTGTGTATTTGTTATGCTTTTGATTATTTGTTGAGGACTGCCCATTCGCTTGAGTATTTGACTGATTTGTTCCATTGTTATCTCCGTTATTTCTATGTTCCCAAATTAATATAGTTGCATAATGTGATTTATATTTCTTACCCTTACTTTTAATATATAAAGATAATTTTAAAATACGTTCCTTTGTTCCTTCTTCACCGAATTGTGTTAACAACTTATCATATTCTACGTCTGATAAATAAACTACATCTTCATAAACCTTTTTATTTATGGTATATTTATGGATTACGATTGGATTACGATTGGATTGGATTGGATTACGGGGACATTTGATATCATTTGATATCAAATGATTGTTATTTGTTGTTTGGTTTCCCATATTAGAATCGGTGTTTTTTAAATCAGGCACGATTGTAATATTGCTATCAATTGATAGCATCTGCTGGTAGATGTTGTTAGATAATATTGTGCCGTTAGGATTTGGGTATTTACTTTTTTTTGCTCTAATTTGTTGATGTTTTTCCCATGTTTCTATCTGTAAATAATATCTACCATCTATAGTGTATATATAAAGTAGTTTGCAATCCACTAATTTTTGCAACCACGAAACAATGATAGTCTCGGTTAATATTTTAGATTTTAAAGGGAAACATCGAGATAGTAATATTATAGGTCTAGCATCTAACCTCCCATAGTCATCACAATTTACAAGTAGACGATAAAAAAATATTTCTTCTTCTGGAGAAAGTTTATTTAAATTATCACTTGTACAGATACTTTCTTTTATAATTCTATTAGGCATTACCAATCTCTCGTTTCGGGGTGTTTAATCCAATTCCAACATATACCACAGAAGTATAAAAGGGCTTGATTGGGATTTGAATTATTTCGAGAACATGCTTTATGCATAGCCTCTGATATTTTTATAACAGGTAGCTGTCTAAGAAATGTCCGAATAGTGCTATTTGTAAAAGCGTCAGAAAAGGATTTATTGTTATAATAAGATTCAAATATTTGATTAAGTGTTTGTATGTCATTCTGTGTTGTTGCCTCTATATTTTGAAGAAAATTAGAGAAAGCCTTTAATTGCTCCCTTTTCTCCTTCATTATAGTTATAGTGTTTTGGAGGCTTTCTGGAATGTTATCTAAAGTTATATTGCTTTTCCCTCTATTACAATCAAAACAAGCGGTGATATAGTTATTAATATCCGATATTCCACCTTTAGATTTTGGATTAATATGGTCTACTTCTAATATGACTACTGGTGGAGTTCTCCCGCAATATTGACATCGGAAATTATCTCTTTTAAATACCTCAAAACGAGAGCGTTTACTTATGTTACTCATTATCGTTAACTCCGTTCTCTTTCTGCTTTATATCGTGCTTCAGTTAAGATGCGAATAGCTTCATGAGTTGAACGGACATGAGCATTATCGTCCCCGCGTTGCCATGCGGATAGAATTTCATCAGATGGTGTTTTGAATATATAAAGTGCAGGGAATTTAGAGTTAGGCCAATCTACTCGAATGAATATAACCCCAGAAGCATATAAAAAAGCGGCTAATGTGAGGTCTTTAGTGTTATAATACCCGTTTGAGGCATCACTCATCACACATACTCCATAAGATATCCAGACTTATAGGTTACAACAAAGTTAATTAGTTGTCAATAGTTGGGAGTGTATTTTTTTACTTTTGCCTTTTACTTTTAATAAATTTATAAACTGGCGCAATATTCAGTAAGATAAAAATAATACCTGGATATAAAAGCACTCTACTATCACCGACTAATCCAATCACAATAAAACAAATCCCTGCAATCATCATTATAAAACTAAAAATTGACCAAGCCATATTCTACTCCTATTCAACTTTAATCTTATGACTAACTCTATACGCCTTCTTTGGGTTTCCGCGTGGTCTATTCTTCCAAAACCCCTTCTTCCCCAGTTCTTCTTTAAGTACCTTATATAATTGATTCCATCTTTCCATGTGACGAATTTCGTTTCTTAGTTGTTCTAAATTTACTCTACTCATATTTCAATACCATACACACATACTATCATATAGCTATACTAATTGTCAAGTAGGCTAG